ATCCATATGGGGAAGATTTATTTAATGAAGCACATGATTGGGCATATATGATCTTTGCGTGTGGATATTCTTTCACTAATCGTGCAGTGATCCTTATATTATCTAAATCATGCAAAGGGTCACTCCACGAAGGCTCTACTTGAGATTGCGCAGCGAGGTGATATATCAAGCCAACATTTTCAGGCAACTCACATGTCAGCAAATTGTATCCTTCGATTAAATCGATTCCGATAAGCTGGTTAGAGCCATCATTTAGTTTAGAAAACAATTTTGAACCTATAAAGCCTCGGTGGCCTGTAATTAATATTTTCATAGTGAGTGAAATGCAAAGGTTTCTAATCCTACATTTTCTGGTATTTCATGCTCTTTAGAGAAGTGAACGGCAACATCTAGAGGGGCAAACTTAAATCCCTCTGCTTCAAGTTCTTTTCTATGGTGAACTGAAATAAAACCGTCTTCATTAGTATTATCGTAGTAAGACTGCCAGGGGAACTGAGCTACTCTATCCATGAGTTTCTTGCTTCTAAGAGAAACGCTATTTCCTACTCTTACCAAATCTCCTTCTTCGTCACGATAAGAATAAGAGTCAGTAGGCAAAGGCCAAGGTGCCCCCACATAATCATACTGAATCCATAAATCATTCCAAAGTGTTGGGTTAATGACATAGCCATCAGCGTGAATAAGAAGAGCAAAGTCCGTATCGATATATTTTGGTAGTTCATAAATTATTTTTCTATTCCATTCGTCTATTGAGGTGCATTTCTCATCCCATATCAACTTAACTGCACCGAACTCAATTCCTTCACACGATTTATCAATAGCCGCTTTATGGCCTTCGAAGTCTTTATTAGTCAAACATATTAAAGTGACATTAGGCAGTTGTAGTTTCATAAAATTCTCTTACTTTACTGATAACATAATCCACATCCTCATCTGTTAAAGCATTATGTACTGGCAAAGACAACAATTTTGGCCATACCTCATCTGTAACCGGTAATCCATGTTTATCGGCTTTTTTCCAATAAGTCATATGATTTAATGGTTTGAAATGAACCGAAGTATGTATACCATTTTCTGCCAAGAAAGCAGATAGTCCATCTCTGTCTTTCCATTCAGGAGTGTAGTATTGAACTGTCCAAGAGAATGCTGGAATCCTGCACCAACTTTCAGCTACAAAAGCTTGATTATATTTCGCCTGTATATCTCTACGTCGTTGGTTCATTTCTTCTAAGCGTCTCAATTGACCAATTCCAAGCACGGCTTGTACATCAGTCATATACCCTTTGATGCCATTTTGCCGTATATCATAGTCCCAAGTGTATTTAGTATCACTTACTCTCTCATATGTGAGCTTCTCAACCCCTACCCAATATAAAGACCTAATCTTCTTAGCAATTTCTTCATCGTTAATAGTAATCATACCTCCATCAAAAATAGGAAGTGTTTTAACCGCTTGAAATGACCATACCGTGATGTCTGCGTGATCACCAGTGCCTGGCGTATACATAGCATGAGCCGCATCTTCAATCACCAAACTATCAGGAAAGCGTTCCTTAATGCGTTTTACATTAGCCAATCTGCCATGAGAATTAACTGCAATAATTACTTTCGGATTTCCTTGAATTGTTTCAGGATCAATACACAGAGTACGAGGATCAATATCTGCGAATGTCACGTCCATTCCGTTCCACTCTCCTACCACAGCATCACTCACAAATGTCATAGGAGTTGTAACGAGTTCACCTCCTGTTATATCATGAGCTTTAATACATAAATCTAATGCAGATGTACAAGAATTGGTGGCAATAGCATATTTAGCACCGACATATTCAGCAAACTTCTCCTCAAATTCTTTTACCTTGGGGCCATTCATAACCCATCCACTTCTTAATACATCACCTAATTCGGCAATGGTCTTTTCATCAAATGTGGGTTGGAGTAAGTTAATTCTTTTCATATTTTTGTGCCATATAACTAAATTCACCATTCTTTTCGTTTGTAGTGAGTAAATTGGTCATCTGTCCTGGATGCAATCCAATGTTTACTCCAACTGGATATAATATTTCAGGTTCTCCATATTTTTCATACATTCTCTTGTAATAATCACAATCAAGTAGATAAGACATTTTTTCATCAAATAACAAAGGGTTATCATTCCTGATTGTCAAGGCTGACGGAGAACCAAGTCTATTGTTCCCTGTTTCAATATCGTCTGTGTAGTATGGAATCAGATTGTTGTCTGCCGCAGTAATGAGCCATTGATGGCCCTCCATTGCCTCTACAATGTCTTTTAAGGCATCTTTATAGGCCAAGACATCATCTAGATACAGTATCTTAATTAACTCTCCCTTAGCGCGCTTTATGCCCTCATTAGTATTCTCTGCCATCAAGCCCGCTTTAGTGATGACGATCTCAAAATCTTGAAAAGATTGCTCCATGAGTATATTGATACTATTCCAAAGAAACTCTGCTCCACCTATCATATCGTGAATGGGAATAACGATAGATAATTTAGGGTTTATTGACATAGTTCTTTAATTATTGTATTAAGAGAGAACTCATAATCCCAACCCGGATAGTCTCTCTTGAAATTAGAGACGTCATGAATATCCCACTGTCTATCTCCCATTCTTGGAGTATCAATATACTCTGTGATGGCTTTATTACCAGTTTCCTGTTCAATCATGGTTATGGCTTCCAGTATAGAACAACTAGACTCAGCTCCCCCTCCCATGTTATAGACTTTTGCTGGCATTGGATTTTGTACAACGTGCCAGAAAGCATTAACTAAATCATACGCATGAATAATGTCTCTTACTTGTTTTCCCTTATACCCAAAGATGCGGTATTTAATATTGTTCTTAATACATTTAGCTAAATATGCAAGAAATCCGTGTTCTTCAGCTCCCTCATGGTTTCTTCCAGTAATACAACCACATCTAAAACATGCTGTATTAATATTAAAGTAGTAGCCATATTCTTGAACTAAAAGGTCGGCAGCAGCCTTTGAACAGCCAAATAAACTGTGCATTGACTGGTCAATTGATAAAGACTCATCATAAGGTTCTTCGTGATGCCATCTTGTAGGAGTCTCTACAAGATTCTGTCGAATCATATTTTCTCCATAAACTTTATCTGTCGAACAAAATATAAATGTTGCATTAGGACAATAAGTACGAGTAGCTTCAAGTAAGATTAAAGTGGCTCTGGCATTAATATCAAAATCAGTGAGCGGTTCTTTTTTGGCCCAATCATGTGATGGTTGCGCAGCAGTATGGATGATGACATCAAACAGATTCTCCTTAAAGAGTCTGTTGATAGCCTTCTCATCTCGGATGTCAATATCATATTGAGACTTCTTCTTTGGAGTGCCGAAGAAATATGAACGCATATTGTTATCAATACCGAATACTTCCCAGCCTTTTTCTGTAAAGAAATCTACAGCTTCTGAGCCAACTAACCCCGTTGAACCCGTAATAAGAACTTTGTTCATAATTTTGTCCATTTATCTGGTAATGAAATCCTCTCTACTCCATCTGTAAACCAATCTTTAGGACACACTGTTTTACCACCCCCTACATATGCGGCCCACCATGAGAATGAAGAGTTAGCCATGATATGGCCCTTACACCCTGCCATTACATTGAAGTCTTGTATTTCATTGTCGCCATACCACATTTCATAGTCTATTCCTTTTGAATCTAGCCAATCAATACACCACTGACGATCACTGACATCTGTTTGTTCATTTTGTCTATCTGCGCAAAAAACCAGAAACTTTTCTCCAGGAAACTCTGCAATTGCTCTGTCATAGTAATCCGTCTGGCATAAATCTACATACAAGCCATGGCCCATATAATCTCCTCTACGGATATGAAGTGAGACCAGGTTACTTCTTTCGAGATTTGGGGAATACATGGCAATAATCTCTTCCTCATACTCTTTGAAGTACTTCTCATCTTGCACATACACATCAGGAATCAAACCATCCTTAAATCGAGCATATAAATACGCTTGTTTAAACATTAGATTTCCTAACCCTCCGATTGATTGACGTACTGGCAACATAGTAGTTTTTATTATTTAAGCCATTCAGGATTTTCCTGTTGCCATTTAATGGTATTAGCTAATGATTCTTCAAATGTGAGTGGTGCAATCCAACCTAGATTCTTAAGCTTAGTCCCATCAAGACCATAATGCCTATCATGACCAGGGCGAGTACTATGATAATCTTCAATAACATATTTTAATTCTTTATTCATTAATTTAGCAGTAAGTTCAGCCAATTCTAAGTTACTTACTTGTTTGTCTCCAGTGATATTATAACGATCCGGTCGATCTGCATCTTTACCGTAATGTGTTGGTGTAGTGTTGTTTAATATAAATACTAAAGCATCTGAATGGTTTCTTGAATGGAGATAATATCGTGTACCAATATCGCCATCGTCTGATCCGTGAATAGTCACTGTTTCTCCTTTATCAATCCATTTCTGAAGCATTGCAGGATATTTAGAGCCCTGTTGCATTTCTCCGAAGTTATTCATCGTATTCGTGATAATAACTGGAACTCCATATGTTCTCCAATACGAGACCGCAATGGCTTCTTGACATGCTTTGGAAGCCGCATAAGGATTAGAAGGTAATATTGCAGACCACTCTGGATGTCTTTCGTCTCTCTTAGTTGCGCCATATACTTCATCTGTGGAAATCTGAATAAATGCTGTGCCTTCCGGGGGAATGGTGTTTTCTGGTGTGAGATTCCAAATCTTTTTTGCATACTCCAAGATATTTACTGCGACAGCTACATTGGTGTAAATGAACTGTTCCGGGTGTTCGATACTTGCCTGTACATCTGAAAGAGCTGCCATATTTATGATGTAGTCAATATGACCAATCTTTTCTATCATTAGAGGAGAGAAAGGCGCTTGCAGATCATGAGTGACGATTGTTAATCGTTCCTTCCATTCAGGATGAAACTTCATCATTTGTGATACTCTATCACTCCAACCTTTATGTCTAAAACTATCTGTCCCTACAATTTCCCAGTCAGTATTGTGAAATATATGGGCCATTGTATGAGCTGCAATGCTCCCTCCGCAACCTGTAAGTAAAACTCTTTTTTTCATTTTAATATTTTGTTATATGCCTCTTCCCATAAATGGGCCCTTTTATTAATGTCGTAGTTCTCTTCAACATAGAGCTTGGCTTCTTTGCCCATTTTTATTCTCAACTCTTTGTCATTGATCAATTTTTCAATCTCAGGTACCCATTGAGAGTTATCAGTCACAACCACCATATGTTCAGCGTCTTCGGGATTAACTTGATAAGGACTCTTATTGTCCTCAAATCCTTGGGCAATAACGGGAATCTCAAACATTGATGCCTCTAAGAACTTGAGATTGCTTTTAGCTCTATTAAAATAGTTATCTTCTCTTGGTATTATGACTAAATCAAGCTTTAAAGAGTTGATTTTATCATAATACACGTCTGCATTCACGGCAGGATGCCACTCTACATCTACAGAATCCATAAACCTATATTCGTCTCTGTAGATAGACTCTACAATTGGATTATGTTTTCTGTTTGGTGGCAACCCAAAACATACAATCCTTACTCTTTTATCCTTCTCATAGTGTTTGACTATAGGAATCAATACATCTAAATCTGTTGACGTGATTACTGAACCGAATACCCCAATTCTTACGACGTCAGACTCATTCCTTAAAGGTTCATCATAATAAAAAGGGTCTATACAATTAGGAAGTACAACTACATTAGGATTAAGCTTTCTATATTCATCTGCCAGTACCTCTGTAGTAGTAGTGACTAAATCAGCTTCTAATACACACTGATCAACGATACCATTCACTTGTTTTAAGCCTCTATTCACTCTTTCTTTATCAAAATAATCATTGAGCTTCACGGCATCGTGATCTTTATAGGTATCATCATTATCAAACACGATTTTTCTACCCTGTTTCTTTAGGATACGCATTAAATCAAGCTTATTTTGGGTTTCTGGTCTATGAAATACAACAATGTCCGCCAATTGAGCAGCCTTTGCCTTATTTTCTGCTGTCTTTGTACCGTAACGAATGCTTGTTTGATCTCCATCCCAACCATTGGCTATAAGAGGTAATAAACATCTAACAATGTAACATCCCCAATTCCCACTAGTTATAAAATAAGCTCGCATTTATTTATTATCTTCCATTTTTTTAATAATCTGTTTGGTAATCGGATTGATTACATTTCCATCTTTATCCAACATCTCCCTTTCTTTCTTCAAATTAACAGCAATAGTAACTTTTCCTTGATTGGGATTTACTATCTTAACTCCCTCTTGGGGTGTAGGGTCCGCTTTTGGTTTCTGATCAAAGTTTATCTCCATAGATTGCTTGCAAAGTCTGAAACGGATTCCTTTGCAGGGCCGTTCCAAACAATCTTTTTAAGGATTAAACCAATTCTAATACAAATTAAGATGCTGTCAAGATTTGTACTCCGGCTACGTCTCGGTTTTCAACACATCCGTAGAGAATATCAGCAGTTGTTACTGTTGAGAGATACTCAGGAATGTAGTTAGACTGAACACGAACACCCATTGACCCTGTCATTGAGTTAGTAGCTTTTGAGCCACCAGCACCCAATGGAGAAGTCGCCCAGTGAATAGCATCAGGAGTAGCAAGTGCATTTGATCGTCCTCCTGAAGGAGTTGAATTCAAAGTAATTTGCTGCGTAACGTATACTGGTCGGCCATACAAGAAGGCCGCAGGCTTCTTAGCGGTAGGATCATTGATTGGAGAGTTGATTGCAAGGGAGAACTTATCGATACCTTGAATCTGCTTCCAAAATACGTTAGGACTCACGAAGAACGCAGCTTCATCTGTATCAACAGCATTTGTCTCAAGATAAGCAAATGCAGAACGAATATCAGAATCACCTAAGTTATTTGTAGAAGAACCTACTGTATTAGAGAATCCTTGGAAAAGAGTCACAATAGCTGTATCGAGTTTCTTTGCTACCGCGTATCCACAGTTCTTTGCAAAGCGTTCCATAACTGAATATGATCGCTTTACTTGAGCCGCTTCAGCATCTTCAATAGCAAAAGAAGATTCGAACCAGTTATTAATTGACAATGTTACCTTTGTATCAGAGTTACTGTTTAGAGTAACCGCCGTGCCTGTAACCTTAGCATTAGCTGTGAACTCAGTTGTATTTGGAGTATACAATGTATCTCCGCCACCTCTGACCTCATCTGATCTATCTGTGAAGAAGGGAGCTGCTACCAATTTGTTTCGGTAGAACTCATTAACCTTCTCACCCCATACGAGTGGAATCCACGCATCCAATGAGACGTTAGTCTCTGTAGCTAATGGAAACACTCCAGTGAGTACAGCCATAAATCAAGTTTTTGAATTTATAATGGCTTCTTCACA